AAACTCCTATGCAGTAGGGTTTATACAAAAATCTGTTTGGGAAAAATATGTGTTTGGCGGCGATAGAAACTTTGTTGTTTTTATTTGTGAAGCCAACAATGACCCCGTTGGTTATGTTTTAATAACTCCAGGAAGGGGGTTTTCGACTTATGGAAAAATCCAGCAGATTGCAGTTCGTGATGATGCTAGGCGGCTACATTACGGGGTGGCCCTTATTGATGCCTGCACACAGCTTGCAGAGCATTTATGGATTAAGGGCTTTACCTTGCGCTGTCGCACAGATTTAGAAAGCAATAAGTTTTGGAAGTCTTTGGGATTTGAGAACTATGGGACATGGGAGAAGGGGAAGATTAACCATGTTGGCTTTAAGGCTAGTGCAGATATTAACTTGTGGAAAATTGACCTAAATAAAAACATTGGCAACCTATTTGATGATTTCGTACAGCCGGAGGAGACAGAAGATGAGCGAGTTTGAGTGTGCCTTGCGCGTGATGGGCTATGGAGATGAAGATGAGTGACTTTGACCTGCAGTCCGAAAGCAACTTTGACAAGTGGTATGCCTGCTATCCGAAGAAACAGGCTCGCGCCAATGCCGAGAAGGTCTGGGCGAAGATGCACCTGGACAGGCTGACAACCACCATCATCCTCAAGACTAAAGCCTTTGTGGATGCCTATACCGCCCAGGGCAAACTGGACTACCTGCCTATGCCTGCAACCTTCCTGAATCAGAGGCGGTGGGAAGATGAGCTTGCCAAACCCAAGCCGGTCTATAACGCAGCCCCAATTGAGGAAAGGCACAACCCTGCAATCCGGCTCTATAATGGTCGGGAATCAGCGCGGTCTAGTGACCGTGAATCTGTTGAGGAAAACTGCAAGGCCTTCAACAGGCAGATGGAAATCTTAGGATCTGACCAACGGGACTATAACTACTGATGAACAAGACCCAAAAGTTTGACCTGGTTGACATGGAACGGTATCACAGGGGCAAGTCTGCCTATGAACTAAGTCATGCTGAACAGGCATTGGCTGCATTGGTAGATGTAGCTGAAGTTGCCATCCTAGCCGGACATTGGACTGTTGACCCTTTGTGTGATCCTAAAGACGAGATTACGGAAGCAAAACAAGCCCTGAAGCATAGGGGGTGGACATTCAATGGAACGACCTGGAAAGCCCCTGAAAAAAGATAAAAAAACGCTTGACAAGTAGATTTACATAACTTAGTCTATACATACCCCAACAGGAGTAATACCAATGAAATACCCCATCATCACTCAGGATGATCGACCCTTATCCAATGCTGACCGCAAAGCTATCTACGGCTTTCTGTCGGCTTATGTCCAGGAAAACCAGGAAAAGTCTTATGTAATGTCCGAAACGGGCTTTACCGATGAGGAAATGTCCGAAGCATTTAATTTCAAATACGGCTTGGAGAAATAAGATGAGCTATCCGTCACTTTCAGGTGTAGTCACCCCTAACCTTATTGAATCCATCGGCACGGGCAAGTTCTCAGCATCCTATGTCAACTGGTCGCGTACCATGCAGCTTCTGCGCGAAAATGCACCAGGCTGGCTTCCGTTCTCCGTTCCGGCTTCCGATGGTGGTGTCGTACACCGCGCCCCTGTTGGTGGTTATCTGCTGATTGGTTTCCGCAATGCAGACGGATCTGAAACACCGCCTGTCCCACAGGCCATCATGGACAACCGCAACAACGCTATCCCGTTTGATGCCATCACCGCCCGTGACATTACCGACACGCACCGCCGTGGTATCTGCCTTGCTGCTGCCCTGACCTTTGGCTTGGCCTATGAGCTGTGGGCGAAGGTTGATGTTGAGAACCCGTACAAACGCACCGATGTTAGTAAAGAAGATGTGCTTGAGCAGCTTGGCAATCTGAAAAGCCCAAAGGCTGTCAGAGAGCTTTACAAGACCCTTCCTTCCCCGTTGAAAGATGCCCTGACCGAAGTGTTCAAGTCACGGGTTAACCAGTTAGAACACGCAAACAAGGAGTAATTATGAATAGCTTTAGCGCGATTGGTCGTATCGGTACTCAGCCTGAAATCAAACAGCTTAAAAGCGGTGACGATGTGGCATCGTTCTCTGTGGCGGTTGATTCGGGGTATGGCGACAAAAAGGTTACCACCTGGCTCAATGTCACGCTGTTCGGCAAAAAGACCGGCATTGTCCCTTACATCAACAAAGGTGATCGCATCGGTGTGACTGGTGAGATTGCCCTGCGTGAATACACCGCCAAAGACGGCAGCAAGAAAAGCAGTTTGGAATTGGGCAATGCAAGTGTGACCCTGTTGGCATCCAAGCAAGAAACCCATGAAAAGGGTGCGGTCAAGAAAGAGAGCGTAACTTCCATTGATCCATTTGCCGATGAGATGCCCTTCTGATGGACAAAGTAAACAAGGTTCATTTTTATCTGACCATGACCTGTGACGAAATCGAGCAACTTCGCCGGATTGGTGGTGGTTCTATCACCGCCGGTCTTTGCAATCTAGTCCAGGAAGATGTAAGCAGCTTCACCTTAGACAAGCTCTACACCCACCGCACATCGGTTCGGATGCTTCCTGATGACCTTCAGACCTTCAAGGACATCGGTGGCGGTAATGTGACTAAGGGTATTCGCCGCGCGCTTCATGTCAATATGTCGCGTGAAAATCTCATTCAATAAGGATATTTATGCCGTTAGATCCCAACAGGAAAAACTACCTAACCGCCAGTAATGTCGGCGCAATCTTGGGGATGGGGAAGTATAAGACCCCCCGTTCCGTGCTGAATGATATGCTGAAGGCGCAGAAGGGTACGCTTGTCTACAAAGACAATCCGGCTATGGCTCATGGTCGGGCAAATGAGTTTAAGGGTGTTGAGTACGCTTCGGAGTTTATGACCTTTGTTGGGACTGGCGATGACCAAATCTTTGTCACCAAAGACTTTCTGGGCGCAACCCCTGATGGCCTGAGTAAGGATGGAACGACTGTCCTAGAAATCAAAGCCCCTTACAGCCAAGAATACTCTGCCCACAACTATGAGCTGTATATGCCGGAATACTATGCACAGATGCAGGTGCAGATGTATGTGACTGGCGCGACCAGGGCATTGTTTGTCGTTGTTCAGGCCGATGATGACATCAGCCACACATTTGTCCCGTACAACAAGGGATGGATGGATGAAAACTACCCGAAGCTGCAAGCCTTCTTTGCCGAGTATCAAAAGGCATTGCTTGGCGGTGATCCTGACGATAGGAAACTAGCAGAACGGCTTGCTACAATTCAAAAGCAAATTGCAGAGCTTGAGGCTGAATATGACCAGGTTAAGGAAAAACTTGTCGCTAACAATCCTACTGGCGGTCACTTTGGCAATGTCGTTGTATCTCTTATTGAGAAGAAGGGTTCGGTAGATTACCGCCGAATTGTTAAAGAGGTTGCCCCCGATGTTGATCTTGAGGCCTACCGTGGCAAGGGTAGTTCGTACATCAAAGTTACGGTCAATGACTAATAGTGGGCTTGCTCAGGAAGTGATTACCCGTGGGTTTATAGCAGGCCTGTTCTATGACCACAAACGGCACAGATGTGTGGAGATATATGAGCATGAACAAAAGTTTTATGTCGTATCTACGGGCATTGTTATCCCATTTGACAGCCTTGAGAAGGCTTCTGAGTATGGAGAATCGCTTGCAAAAGAGTCCTGAAAAAACACAGGCCTGGTACAGGCAGCTTGAGAAGATTGCAACCGACCTGCTGTTAGAGCAAGAGAATCCGTTGACCGCCAGGCTAGAAATTGAAAAGCATTTCATCAAGCTACGCAAGCATCTGAGGAACGAAAAATGAGCAAATATGAAGGTGAGCATGAGATTGACTTGGATGATCTGTCCAAGCTGCCGATAGATGTCTTGGTGTTCTTTATTGCCGAGTTTGTCCTAGAGCTTGAGAAGCGGTACTCAGCCAAAGAATCACGGGGCATTAACTAAATGTCTATCGAACAGGATGCCAAACGCTACCAACACCTTTGCAACGCAATCACCCTGCCTGCGGAGTTCTTCTACCTTTTGACGCTAGGTGCATCAAAGGAAATCCTTGACCCCGTAATCGACAAGGACATGGCAGGTAACTACATCGAGAGCCTAGACTAATGATCATCTGCCGGACATCTGACAGCCCCCAGGACATAGACCGTCTTGTTAACATCCTGAAGGATGAGATTAAGGACAGGCTTGCCAACGGTCAGGACATCCATTGTAAGGTTGCCAACTACATCCCCAAGCGGTCACTTGAGCAAAATGACAAGATGTGGACTCTGATTCATTACTTTAGCCAAAAGCTGCAAGTCCTGGTCAATGGCGAACATTCCCTGCTCAGTCCCGAAGATATGAAGGACTACATGACAGCCCAGTTCTTGCTTGAGAAGTCCCTGGAGAGCAATGCGTCACCGAGGTTTGCTCAGACCAAGACAGGCCATTTTGTGCTACTGGGTTGCCGGACTAGCCGATTCACCATGAAGCTGATGGGCGAGTTCATTGAGTTCTTGGAATACATGAAAGCAGAACACGAAGGGAATATGTAATAAATGACACTAAAGCAGATTCAGAAAGACATTAACAGCGCAGCACAGAAGATCATTGGGAAGTATTGCCATTCATGCCATCGTTCACGGCCTTTGGCTGAGTTTGATATAATCAAGGGTAAGTCCATCACCCGATGCCGAGATTGTGTAGTTAAATACACAAGAAAATAATGAAGATTCCAGTCAGGTTCAATCTAGGCTCTCACACAGTCACGGTACAGGCTAATGTCCCGTTAAAGGAGGCATGGGGCGAATGGAACAACGAGCGCAAGGCTATCCGGCTGCGTAAACCATCAAAGAACAACCCTGACAGCTTCTACTATCAGACCTTTGTGCATGAGCTTGTTCACGCTGTCCTGGACACTATGGGGCGCGAGGAATTGAGCCGAGATGAATCGTTTGTTGATGGCCTAAGTGAAATGCTGACCCAGGTGATCCTGACAGCAGAATATCCTGATGGCTAAGTCTGTTAGTTTCAGCCTAGAGCTGACTCCCCCAACAATCAACCATTACTGGAATCACAAGGGTGCTAGGCGGTTCATGTCAGACAGGGCAATCGAGTTCAGGCGCATAATCAAGGACAAGTGCCTAGATGAACGGCTTGAGGGCTTCCTAGCCATCCGTATTGAGTATTATCCACCCGACAAACGCAAACGGGACATAGACAATATCCTGAAGCCCATATTAGATGCGCTACAACACGCACAGCTCTTTGCTGACGATTATCAGATTCAAAAAATAACCGCCCTTAGAAAGACAAAGATTGTCGAGGGCGGCTTAGTGTTGGTTAAGGTGTCTGAGTACGAGGATTAGTCAACCGTTTCCGTTTGGCGGTCAATCGCAGTCACAAGTTCATTCTCAGCCCGTTCAAGCCGAAACTCTGCTTCACGCAGGTCGCACAACAGCTCGTTGAACCGTTCTTCGGTCAAGCGGTCATAGTGGTATTGGAAGATGCGTTCACACATCTCATAGTATTGCATACGGTCTAATTCTTTCAGGATGTATGATGCACAAAACCCAAAGACAGATGGGTATTCGTGGTCAATGATTGCACACACTTCATTTTCATAGTCCATGTAAGTGGGCTTCCACAGCGAGATTTCTTCCTTCGCAGCTTCGACTTCTTCTTTTGCCCAGGTCACATCTTGATTCAGATCTTGATACATAACCTTCTCCTGTTGTGTTGATGTAGCCTACATATTGTTTCATGCTCAATATGCGTTGTCAAGCACAATTGTGTGTAAATATAGTCAATACAAATCAACAACTTGCA